CACTCTTCAGCATATCTCCATAACCTGCAGTAGATATTTCATCTTTAGTCGCAAATTTACTATCAGCCTCTGTTTCAGTATAGTATCTATCGTCATGAGTATGAGAGCTATTTGCTTTACCATTCAAAGCACTTTGAACCGCTGTTGAAATAGGTTTATTTAGATCACTTGTGTTATCAGCATTAGATAAACCAACATCAGCTTTGGTTGTACCATGTGGATTAGTGCCACTAGGATGTATATAAACTGTTTTTTCAACACCATCTACTTTTATATTTCCATTGATTGTACTTGTTTCAACTTTATTCGCATTATTACTAATACCATCAATTTTAGCTTTATAGCTATTATCAAAATCATTTGTAGATAAACTTTTTCCTGTAACTTTATCAACCTTATTACTTACAGTATTCCATAAGGTTCTTTCATCACTGGTAATGTGTCTGATGGTATCACTAATATGTGTATATGCGCTATTCCAATTATCAATTAATACTTGCGTAATTGCATCTAAAATAGAATTATTGCTATGGATATGGTTATTTGTATATGCAGTATTCCAATTTAACTTTTCCGTATCTGTTGCAAATCTATGGGTTGTATCTTCTGTTATCATAGTAGCCAGATGATTAGCAGGATGCACATAATTATTTGCATTAGCAGCAATACCATCTAATTTAGACTTATCAGCTTTAGACATTTTACCATCAACACTTGAAGTTGCAAGAGGTATTGAATTTGCTGATATAGGTATCCATGCACTTCCATTATATCTATAAGTAATGTCTGTATCTTTTGTATTCGCTGTCCATCCATCTTCTGCATTCGGATAAGTAGTAGCCAAATCATTATACGTTGCTACAGATTCCTTCCAATCCATATTACTAATAACTTGACTTATTTTATTATCAACCTCATTTTTGGTATATTTATCATCCCAATTATTTAGGTTACTTTGACTAATACTATCTAACGTAGATTTATTTAAGTGAACATGCTTCTTACTATCAGCATCATTCCAGTTGGTACGTTCTGCACTTGTAATATGTTTTACTGTATCTGATATATGTGTATAGGCATTATTCCAATTGTTAATTAAAGCTTGAGTTATAGAATCTATAACATTCTTATTGGAGTGACTATGTTTTTGGGATACTAAGTCATCTATTTCTAGTATCTTTTTTAATATTTTATCTATGTCCATATATCAATCTCCTTTCTAGCCTATTATTTTCATGAATAGACTTATTGGCTTAGCATTGGCTAATGTATCTCCAATTAAAATCCCACCCTCAATTGAATTAATCAATTCTTTTAATATTTTTCCTTGCTTAGCTGAAAGAGCTTTATTAGATTCACTTGAATCTAAATTATCTATGACTTCAGTTGGCTGTCCACTAGAATTAATTATTACTTTGCAATCTATAGCCTCATAATTATATAAAACAATTGAGTTATCATCTTTTATCTGGACCTCAACCATTTCCAGCATTTTCGTTCCATTATATACGCCAACTAAAATATTAGAATCATTTAAATTATGCTGTATTGTTACATTATATCTACTTGGAGTTACAGTCGTATCTAATGTCCAATTAGTTGTTAAGATTGATATCGGTGTATTAGTCACTATCTTTTCCTGTCCTCCAGCCGCAGATACAATAATAGAATTTCCTTCTTTTACAATTGTTATATTATTTCCACCCTGAATAGTAACATCATCTGTTAGTCCATTAACTGTGGTGCTTACGATTTTCCCTCCATTAAAAGTTAGATCACCATCAGCATTTTTACCTAATCCATCTAAAATTTCTTTGTTATTATGCACATGTCTTTTGTTATAAGCATCATTCCAATTAGACCTATTAGCATTTATATCACTTTTTATAGAATCTTCAGATTGCTTTGCTCTTGTAACTTCTAAAACTAAATTTTCACCTAACTCGTTTTCTGATTCAACTGCTCTATCAACCTCTCTAGAAAGATTATCTGTCAAAAATTTTTCAGCATTAGCAGCTCTTGTTTTTTCTGCATTAATGTTATCATTTAAAGTATTTTCACTTGCTTTAGATCTATTAGCTTCAGCAGCTAAAGCATCATTTAATACTGATTCTGAATTTTTTGCCCGAGTAATTTCTGAGTTAAGATTATTATTTAAAGTGTTTTCTGCTGCTGTTGCTCTATTAACTTCATTAGTCAAATTAGTGTTTAGTGTATTTTCAACACTTTTTGCTCTTGATATTTCTATATTCAAATTATCAGTTAGCACTTTTTCAGCATCTATAGCTCTATCAATTTCATTATTAAGACTTTCTTGAGTTTCAATAACTGCATCTTGAAGATTATTTATATCTTCAGCCTCCACTTGATCTCCTGTAGCTTCATATGATATATATAATTTAGGCGCATTACTGAATATCTTGATTATTGTTTTCCATGGTGTTAAAGATGGAATACTAAAAGAAATTGTATTAATTTTATCTCCAGTAAGCTTAGAACCTGTATAAACATTTATTGTACTTGTAGTTACATTATCATGTATTAATGGGGCTTCATAGACTCCATTTACTGGAATAACTTCTTCTTCTATGGTATAAACATTTCCGCTAATCCTATTTAGTTTTTCATTAAATTTTGTTATATCCAATTCTAAATCACCCCTAGCGAAACAGAACCAATAACCGCAATTTCTTCATCTCCTAATGTTATATTAGATGTTCCATTGTTTATTTTAAGCTCTGAATAATCTACTACTCCATCAATATCAACTAAAATTCCTCCAAGTTTTGTCAAACTTACTTTCTTAGTTGTATAAACTTTATTACTTAAATATTCTTTTGCTGCACTTGCGAATATGTTTTGTACATCACCTAATATAACACTGGAATCTATTTCTACATTTGCGGTTATATTTATTGTTATTTCTTTTACAGTAACTATTGTCAATGTACCTGCTAATATTGGTCTTACTTCATTTATATGGCTATAAACTTCTTTTATAAGTTCATCATTTGCAGCTCTTTTATTACTGTTTGCTATTATTACTTTTACATTACCTGCTCCTGATATACACTTTGCAAATCCTACACCAGTAACTTCTAATGCCCACTGTTCATAGTGATATTTATTTCCGCTTGTAGCAGGCGTTTGAATTTTTAATAAGTATCTATTATATAGCTCTTCAGGAGTTTCAATATCATAACCATTATCAATTTTTTCTTCATTTGCTATTGTAGATATTCCACTATATTTTACAGGCATAATATATATGTCACCCTCAGAACAATTATAGGAACTACCATAATCACTAGCCACTATATTGGCATAGCCTACTCCATCTTCGTCTATAATAATTTTTTCTTGTGTCATATAAGTTTTTCCAGATTTAGTTGTAACTATAGATTGTTCCGGAAACACAGCATTTTTATTCCCAAGAATTCTTATAATCCCAGTGGCTTTTGTAGCTTGTTTTCTGTATATTCCCATTTCAGCACATCTCTGTTCTAAAGTGTCTATATAATCATTTTCAAGTGCAGATTTTGCAAATATCATTTTAGGAATTTCGTCTAGAATTAAAGAAATTTGAGAAAATACATAACTTGATGGTGACAAAGCATTTCTTATAATACTATGTTCACTTGTATCGGTATCTTTTAATGCGTTAATCATTTCTGAATAATATTGCTCCGCGCTTTTATAAAATGTATCCAAAATTTACACCTCCACTCCTTTTATAGATTCTGAATAAGCTCCATATATGCTATTAACGTTAAAATTTATAATTGCTTTGTTATCTTTCATTGTTATCTCTAAATCTTCTATTGAGTTTACATATATGTTATCCACAATAGCTTCTTCTATAAACTCTTGGGCATGCAAACAAGCAAAACTATAGCCTTTTCCTATAAGTTCTTTTATTCTACCACCAACTTTGCCATTGTAAATAAACCATCTATCTTTATATATTTTTAAAGATAAATAATTTCTAACTTTCAAAGCTTCCAACCCATCTAAAATTATAAACTTTCCATTTTCATCAAATAGAAAACTATCATTTTCAAAATTCCAAGCATACTCTTTTAATAATGGAATTTCTGTATCTTCTATATCTTCTTTTCTATTAATAGCGTAAGTTGGGAAATTAGACATTTGATTCACCCACTTTTACTTTGTTTGAAACATAATATTTATTTTTACTTATAGGTCTAACTATAACTTTATCATCTTTATTTAATTTATTTTCAAATAAAATAGAACCATTAGAAATAGTTTCAGATTTATCTCCAATCGTTCCTGTTAGACTTTTAAAATATTCTGTATGTTCTAACAAATCATAGTTAATAATTAAATTTTTATCTGTCAAAATTAATCCCCCAACATTAATTTGAAAGGGTTCTAGAGATTCAATAATTCCTATTTCATGTTCTTTTATATCTATAGCATTTCTAGAATTTGAATCTAATGCAGCTTTAAATTTCTCTTCTGCCAGCATATTCATTCACCTCACAATCCTTCATCATATTTACTGAATCCATCCGCACTATATATGTTCCACATTTGCGAGCCTTTTGTTTTATCTCCAGCATATGGAGTATTATCAAAGCCAAAAATTTGTTCTTTCGGTGTATTCTTATCTGCTATTGCTGATTTATAATTGTAACTGCTTCCAGAAATAAGTTCGCACCAATATATGATAAAATCTTTTAATGAATCGAATTTTCTATATAACATACTTCCTTCACTTGAAGGTGGTTTATAATCTTGTATTGCATTTTCACTACTAGCAGAGCATTTTACACCACCAAAATTATAATATTTTGTAGCAAGCTTAGTGAACCCACTGCCCGTCCAGGATTCTTGGATCATACATGAAATAATTACTCCAGGAAAAATATGATATTTATTAAATAATGTTTTAGCATACGGCGCAACTGCTGCCGCAAATTCTTTTTGACTTGTACAATTTACAGCAGTATTAATTGAAGCATCCTGATTGCTACTAGCACTTTTGGTAGCTATAAAATCTTCATCTTTTAGCACTCTCCGCACACATGCATAACTAGTTTTGGCATCAGCTATTTGTATTACTCTGCCGCTTTCAGGCGCATGAATAATTCTTCCATTGCCAATATACATTTGAACATGATTGGCGTGCGGAAACATTAAGTCTCCTTCTTTCCACTTACTACTATCAGATGCACTAATTGCCTTACCTTGCCCCATTTGATTATTGGTAGTAGTTCTAGTTATGTCTATACTAAAGTGTTTATATACAGCTTGGGTAAAACCACTACAATCGTAAGCTTCTTTACCTATCCAATTTTTCCAATTATCATTAGCACCTTCTAATGTTGTTATTTTAGGATTGGCTTTAACTAACTCTTCCGTTAATATTTTTCCAGTTCCTCCATATAAATATGGATACCCTAAAAATGTCTTAGCATACTCAACGACTCTATCTGCAAGAGATCCCTTATTTTCTCCATCTTCATCATCTTGTTTTTCTTCTATATCACTAAAATCTGTTAAGTCTTTGTGCTTACTTGTAGATAAACTTAAAGTACTTATAAAATCCCCACTAGCAACCCATTCCCATTCAGATGCTAGTATATACATAAATCTATCATAGAATGTACTATCGGGTAATTTACACATTACACCATATCCAACTTTATAGTTTATATCTCCTAGACATTTCACCTGTACCTCTTCACTGGGGTTTCCTTTTTGATCTAATTTCTTTTTTATTTTAGTTTCTACTTCTACGCTATATTCTTCGTCTTCTTCAAGAATCACGTTATCTTGTATTGTTCCGTATCTATCTTCGTCAAAATCAGACAACGTAAGGTAATTAATTTGCTTATAGTCACTATCAAAAATATTAATTTTATTTACCATATCCTGCATAGATCTATTAATTGTGTAGTCAATTAGATTACCATCAATAACATCTTTGCTGCTTTCTTGTATTGTAACCCCACTATAATATTTATCACATTCAGTTATTATAATTTTGCAATTAGTATTCATATGCATGTAATAATATACATCCGTCTTTTTGCTTACCTCTTGCATTATTGCCATTAATACATCTTTAGCACTTTTGTTTTTAATAAGATGGGTTCCTATTAAAATGTTACCATCATCGCCTAGTTCACTATCAATATCAAATGCTTTTAAATCAATGTCTCCAAAAACAGTGCGTAAAGCATCTTTTACACTAATATTATCTAAATTTCTAGTTATATTAGATTTTATAATCCACCATGCCAAATCGTAACAAGTAAAAGTATAAGTGTTATTTTTTAAGTTAAATTCACTATCTGTAATTCTTCCATAAAAAATTAGCCCTCCCTTATACCATAGACAAACCTGATCTCCAATATCAAACTTATAAAAATAATAGTCATTATACTCATAAGCTATTGTAAAATTCAATTCGGTTGTTATATTAGTGTGTGAACAATACATTTTAATTGAACTACATATATCCTGTATATTAATTGTTTTATTCACATCATTCCATTTATAAATTTTTAGTGTTACATTATCCATATACTCACCTATATTTTTAATCCTTGGCCAACTTCTAAAATTAAAGGGTTTTTCAAATTATTTTTATTCATAAGGTAATTCCATTTACTAGAATCCCCATATAATTTAGCTGCTATTGTAATTAAAGTATCACCTTCCCCAACATAATAAGTATCTGAACCATAACTATCTATGACATATTGTGAATTAACTACATCATCAGAATCGGTTAGTTTATTTTCTCTATATTCTCTTAAAGTTAGATTGAATTTTATATTTTTTGATCCATCTTCTTCAGCAAAATCAAACTTCTCTATCCTGCAATTTAAATGTGATATTTTTTGAGTATCTGTTCTATACGACATAAGTAAATTATTTTGATTTACCATCCAATCATATAAATAATTTGTATAATACCCAGGAGCATAATCATTATTAAACACAAAATCATAATTGTTCTTTGGATGTGGTAATATTCCATCCATAGTTATTTTAGTAAGATTTCTTATGGCACCTGTATCAGTTTCACCATGTCCAAATAATTCAACAGTACTTATATTCATGCTACTAGAAAACTTAGGAAAGGGTGTTAAAGGAAATAAAATACTGAAGTTATCTTTTACTTTGGTTAATATTAGTTTTCTTCTATCCTCTCCCATTTTACTTATCCTCTCCTTTTTAATAATTTACAGCGTTTCTAGTATTATTTAGCTTGTTTAATTTATTTGCAATTTGATCCATAATGTCGTTAATATCTGCTGTTTCTTTAATTGTATCTACATTAAGATTTATTTCAGTTTTATTTGATGCATGGCTATTTGTGCTAGTATTATTAATTGTATTACTTATTTCTTTATTATTAAGCATACTTGGAATTGTATTCCACTCAGAATAGGATTTATATTTTTCGTAAGAATCATCGTGATTGTAGAATTGCTCGTATGCATACAAATTCTTGTATTTATTTCTGGTTGCAGCATCCCAAGTGTAAGTATTATCACTAACACCATTAAGTTTTGCATCAGCTCTTTCACTTTCTGCCAGATTCTTAATCTCATTATTTTTATAATTGTTATCTGCTTCATCATTGCCCATAATCTTTTCGTATATATAATTCCATCCATTAGCTGAAGATTTTAAAAGAGATTTACTTGCTGCTGGAACATCTATTTTATTATCCTTCGGTGTAAATATATTAAACATACCATTTGCAACTTTATGCAAAACACCATTCTCACCAAAAAAACTATTTGTTGCAATTGCAAAAACTCCAATTGACAGCGTAGCTTTATTTAATATGCCTGGTAAACTATTGGATACTCCCCCTAATGTAGCTAACCCACCAGTCAATTTTACTATTGGACTTATCACTCCACTAGCAACTTTAAGACCGAGTAAACCAACTCCAATTTGGGTTAAAGTCTTTACAGTTTCCGGATGCATTGTAATGTAATCTAAGCCTCCTATTAATCCATTCCCTAATTTACCTAATCCATCAGCTATTTTATCAAACGATTCACTTTTACTAAATTTATTAACACTTGTTATAAGCTTTTCTAGTCCTTTAGACGCATTATCAAATAAACTCCCATCCTTTATAGCTCCATCATCACCTATTCCAACCATATCAGCTAAAGTTTTTTCCCAATTACCTTTTAATGTTGATAGCCTTCCACTAAGTGTCTTAGAAAATTTATCAGTCATTCCAGATATACCTTTTTCACCCATGTAAGATTCTAAAACTTCCATAAGCTTATCTTTATCAGTAACTTGACCTTTTTTATTTGTGAATTTACCTAATCCATTTGTTTTAGCGTAATCCTCAAGACCTTGTCTCTTTATACCTGTAATTGTCTGTAGCCTTTCCCATTCTCCCCCTAATGCATCTGAAATCGCATCAACCGCACTCGATAAGTCTCCAACTCCTTGTATCTTTGCAAATGATCCCATATCTTCATACATTTTGAAACTTTTTTCATCATCTTTTAACCCAAGTGCATGAGCTCTTGCTAGACTGCTTGCAACCTCCGATTCAGTAAATGGGGTTTTATTTGCTTCCTGTGTGGCCCATTTGAATTTTTCTTTTCCTTTAGTTTCCCCATAAGTTGCTTGCAAAAATGTACTTGCGTTTTGATATGTCATTCCAGCTTTTAATGATTCTTTAGTGAGATCAGCTGCACCTTTAAGACTTAAATAACCTGCTGTTAGTTTGCTTAATGTACCTAATGTAGAATTTGAAAAGTTACTAATGCTATTACTTAATGATCCAAAGGCATTACTACCGTCATTTTTTATTTTTCTAAAAGTGGTTGCCCATGTTTTTCCGGTTACAGCACCTGCATTGTTAGAGCTTCTTTCAACCTCGCTCCATGCTTTTCTAAAAGCTTCACTCTGTGATAACCCTGCCTTTTTATATTCTTGTGCCAAGCTTGCCACTTGGCTTCTCATACTACCAACCGAGTTTGCAGACGCGGCTTCAGCATTCCTCATCTCTCCGGTTAAGCCATTTACACTACTTTTAGCACTTGTAGCCTGCCCAATAAAAGAACTAAACACTCTAGAAAAGCCGTCTTTTATAGTCAATTCACTTCCAAATAATCCGATAGCAATCACCTACTTTCTTGTCAAAAATGGATTTAAGGCAATTTTTTCATCTATATCTTCATCATGTAATTTATGCATAGACGCTATATAAAACATTTTTTCATAGTATCCAAGATCAATTAGTTTTTGTAAGTCATGCCCTTTATTAATATAATAGGCGAGCATACGTACTTCATCATCTTGGTCTATTAGTTTTTTATTTCTTTAATAAGCCCCTTTTCTAAATGCATTCCACTCAACTTACCAATTTCAGTTGATATCATTTCTATCTCTGCTCTAGTAAAAAGTTTTCTTACAACACCTGTTGGATTAGCTTTGCAATCTAAGGATTCTTGGAGTTCCTTTGATTTTAAATTAGGTTCTATAACAGCCTGATACACAGCATTTTTATTCATGTCAAAATTTGTTTTACTCATTTTCTCAATCATATCAAACGTATCATCACCAATACTTTTTATAGTGATCATTCCATCTCCGATACCTTTTAAGCTGATAACTTCTAATTTCTTGGTTTTTTCAGAATTTTTCTCATCTAAAATTCCTTTATTTTTTAATATATCTTTTATATCCATTAATAAATCATTCCTCTCTTTTAATAAAAAATAATAGCCTACACCTAAAGCATAAGCTATTCTATATCAACGTTTTGTGGATTATATTTAAAATCATAAGCATCTTGTAATAATTTTTGTATATCAACATCCAATGGACTAAATGAAGTTATTTTACATTCTTCTATAATAACTCTCCTAGTAGTTCCATAAGTTTTGTTCTCAAACTCACCTATAAGGTCAAATATAAATGGTTTATTGGATTTAATGCAATCATTAACCTTTTTAGGAAGATCTCCAATTACAGTATTAAAAGTTAATGATCCAGTACCATTAGCACCAGTTATAATATCCCCATTACCAAGTTGACCAGCTATATATACAGTTTCCGTTGTCAAATCTGATTTGGCTTTAGCTGTTAATACTTCTGCCATAAGATCTCCATCCATCCACAGCTGAAAACTTTTGCCATGTATAGCGTAATTCTCATTAAATACGTCCATTATTTACTCACCTCCTAATAATTTATTTCAAACTCCAACTCTCCCATTGTTTGTAATACATAAACCCTGGCTTTCATAAATACCTTTCTTTTTGTATCATAAGATAATATATCTTCATCCTTCATGTCAGTTGTATCTACACCTAATGATTCTATATACTCTCTAATTGCGTCAATATTAAGATAACAAGTATTACTCATATCGCCATTAAGGGCACCTTTAGTCCCTAAAGGTTTAAAATAACTTTTATTTATAGTATCTCTTAATAGTTTTCTATTAGAATAAGAGTTACCTTTTTTATCTTGCCAGCTTGTTTTGAATGCAACTTTTAAATCATCCTGCATCATGCTTAATATTTCCGATACTCTCCTATCTTTTAAAATATCTTTTTCTTTGCTATCATCTATAGTTATCTTTGTATTAACATCGTCTGTAAGAACATATGATTCAAAATCATTGTCATAAACAACTCCAACTTGTCCCAATTCGCTTATTGATTCAGCATCTTTTGTATCATCTACTAAAGTAACTTTTGTCACACCACTCAATACTTTATTTGTCAGACCCTCTCCAATAGAACATACTGCACACATACAAGCATGATCGACAGCAAATTCTTCTCCTGTAAGAGTTTCACCATCTATTGTTATACTAGAGATATAGTTACTTACTATATTTTCATAATCTGCTGCATAGTTAGCTAAATTTGCTTTAACAGTATAGTTTTTAGCTGTTACCTGACCCTTTATAAAATCTACAATAGCCTTTTTGTCTTCATCTTCGGTGATTGTAGGGCAGGCTAAATAATTAAATTTAACACCATCTATTTTTTTTAATGCTACACTTATAGTTTCAGGTGGGGTATAACAAACTACTTTTAATGTGCTTACTCCATATTTATCAAAACACTTGTCTATTCTTTTTGATTTATTTTCTTCACTGTACTTATCTGTTACTGCTCTTTTCCTATTATAAGATTTAACGCCTTCAATGCTGTCATTAAGTACTAACATTACGATTCCTCTAGTACTTCTAGAATTTAATGTTTCAGCAGCTGACCTCAAATAAATATTTATGTTTGACATTAGTCGATTTCCTCCTTATCTTCATTTAGAATAAAATTTAATTCATGCATAAATTCCGTATATCTATCTGGAACTGGAATATTCTTAATATCCTTAGAATTATGATATTTAATAGTTAAAGTTAAAATAATGCAATCTTCACTTTCATTAAATACTTTTTTATCAAAGTAAATAAAGGTATCATTTATTCTCAAACCATAATCAAATAACTCCTTGAGCTCATCTTTTACATTTAATATTTTTTCTTGATCTAAAATTATATCTGTGAAAGTTATAATTATATTTACAAAGTCCTTTGTATAATACCTGTATGAGTCATTATCTAGTGGTTTTACTTGCACCAAAAATAGAGGACCTTTAACCTCTGTTCTACTTTCTTTGATATTTATTTTTGCTTCTGTAAAGTTATTTTTAAGAGAAATATAAACACTATAAAGCAAATCTACATATTTAATCTTATCATCCATTTATATCTCCCTCTCTATTCTTTCATTAATGCTTGATGTTAGTATATCTTGATAGATATCAACATTATCTCGTATCATATGCTTTCCAGGAACAAATTCTTTAACTAATTTTTTACCTATAGCGGGCACATATCTTCCAACTTCCTGTTTGTGCCCATCTTCAACTGCTTGAGCATATTCAATACTAGAACCAATTTTAATGGTCCAGCTATTTGGCATTTTTATAATTTTTCCATGAGTCATTGATCTTCTTAATATTCCAGTTTTAACTGGAGTAACTGCTTGTATACTTGCTACGCATTCAGTAGCTTTAATCTCCATTTCATCAGAAATAATATTATCAATTTTTTCAGCTGCTTTTTGAGCTTCAGCAATTAAATCTTCAAAGCTATTCATTGTTATCTTCCTTGAGAATGTTAACATCTTTAGTTTCATTTAAAAGAATTTCATAATATTCATCATCCCAAGGTATTGCTTTAATTTCATAGAATTTATTGTTATATTCTATTATAGAATCTTCTTTTATTTCTGAAATTACATCGCAGAACATTTTTCTACTACATTCAATGTCATATCCATACTCACGTTTTGCTTTTTCAGAATTATAAGGTTGCATATCAACTAGAAATGGATTGTCACTTATTTTTTTATACCCTTCTCTATCTATCCTGTGTTCATCTTCAAAAGAGTCATATTTATAAATATAAATTTCTTTATCGTAAAACATACTAATACATCCTTACATAAGAGCTTCCTAAAAGTAATTCAATATTGTTATCAATTATAACAATATCATCCTTATAAGTTTTACTGCGTGCACCTTGAGTTTCGCTTTTAATATTTTTATCAACCTTCTGAGATTGTTTTATATTTTCTACTATTAATTTTATAGCTAATGAATATCTTTGCTTGATTTCTTCATCTTTAAGATCTTTATTCTTATAATCTCTTATAGATTGTATTGCCATTTGTTCATATTCTTCATCAGTAATTACAACCAAATTAATCACCTCTTAATTATCGTTAAAAGAGAGAAATTATATTTCTCTAATCTAACTAAATGAAATAGTTCCAATTCCTAATTCTTCGCCGTGTGGAAGAGTTGGTAACGCTGTAGCAACAGCCTTAGTGAATTTTCCTACTGGATCAACACTCTTATATGTTCCTACAAAAATTTTATTATCTAACATTGAAGCTTCATCCATTTGTCCATCTCCGATAAGTTCAACTTCTTCAGCAGTTAGACCGTAGATTGTTTCTCCTAATGTATCATCACCAAACATAACGATTTTATTTTCAGGAAAATACCTAAGTGTTTCATATCCCTTGCCCTTTTCCCTTTTATATTTACCCTCATATGTGACAATAGTAGGTAAATCCATTTGAGCTAATAACTCATTTAATGCAGCTAACGTAACAATTTTATCCGAGTTAACTCCATAAATTGCTTGTCTTACTGAATCACAAGCACAAATTGTTCTTGCTATTTTCCTTGATGTAAGAGCTCTAGTTGGTCTAGAACTTGAATCCTCTACTGCATCAACTAAAACTGTTAAATCATCAAGTGGCTTATCGGTTGAGGGCGTTTTCCATGTAAATACCTTTTGATTGCTGCTTGGAACTTTATAATCTAATCCAACTTTTATCCCATTTTCGTTAATAGCAAGCTTACCAGTGTAAAGTACTTCCATCCTCATTGCTTCTATTCTTACTTTTACACCTTCGGTCATTTTGTCAGCGTCTTTATATAGATTTTTCAATGCATCATTAAGTTCACTGTTGCTTCTTGGGCTTTGAATCTTTATGATTTCTTTTTCAGTAATTTTAATTTGTCTTTTTATAAGTGCTAAGCTTGCAACTCCTTTTTCAATTGCTTCTCTACTTGCTATTTGTGTTTCAGTATCAAAAGCATGGATTTCTGCGGTTACTGGTAGTCCTCCTGTTCCTAAAATCATATCAAATTCAATATCTTGAATTTTTCGCTCAGGAAACAAACTCTCTCCAAGCATTGGAGTTACTTGTCTTTCCTTATAGTAATTTATTAGTTCTTCAGTGTTAAATACTTCTTCTAATCTTGGCATTATTAATTCCTCCCTTTATTATCTAAATTTTATATTTGGTAATGCAGCTTTAATGGCCACTATTGCTTTATCAGCGAATCCATCTAAAACTCTATCAGCTCTTAAGTAACCTTCAACAATGAAAGAACCTGGTGCATCTCCATTAGTTACATCAACAGTTTTATATAAAACTCCAACTGGTGTAGTTGTTAGTGTTTCAGAACCAACAGCACCTGTTTGTTTTACAACATTACCATCCTTATCAATTAAGCTTCCTGATAAAACATATTTCTTTCCATGTTCATCCTCTTCAGTTACATTAGCCGCTAAAACAGTTCCGCTAAAAGCAACAAGATTTGCATTGCTATACAATATTTCCATATCATTATCATAGGTCATTCTTGAAAAATTCATTGTTTATTCCTCCTTATTTACTTGCCCAAGGATCACTTGCAGCAGTAGTAGATTTATTATTTTGTTGAGCTATTGACGCTCCTATTGATACTTTTGAACCATCTGGATTACTTCCACCTGGAACATATGAACTAGATTTGATTCTTTCATTTACCATAGACTCAAGGCCTTTTGACCAATCCTCTGCCAATTCATCTAAATTAGATTTAGTTGAATCTAAATCATCTCCTAAATATCTCTCAATAGACTTTAATTTAATTCCTTTTTCATTTGCATATTTAATTGCATCAGCCAGTAAATCTTTTCTAGCTAATTTTGTTTCAAGTTCTTCTCTTGCTTTTCTTTCTTTAGCTAATTCAATTTGAACTGGATCCTTAACTAATTCAGGATACTTTTCTTTTAATACCTCTCCAAATTCAGATTCCCACGTTCCTTTTTCTTTCATGGTTTTTATTGCTTTTGAATGGTAAGTATCTCTTTCGCTATCCATAAATTGTTGAAATACTTTATCTGCCTTAATCTTTTGTTTGAAGATATCTAAAGTTGGTTCAGGTCCTTTAAATTGTTCTTCAATATCAGTTCCAGCAAGTAATGAATTTATGTCTTCTTCATCTTTAGCATTTTTGATTTTTTCTAATAAATCTTTCTTTAACATCCTTATTCCTCCTATACTCTAGACCATCAGTCGCACCCTAGAACACATTATTTTGTAATTTAAATATTTTGTACTCCTTGTACACAAATCGTCCACAAGACGTAATTTAAGCAAAATAAAAAGACTAGTTTTTGCTAATCTTTAATTAATTTAATATTCCCACAATATTGACTCCTTAATTTTAGGTATAATAAAAGCACCTACCTATTTAAATTAAGTAAGTGCTTTTACATTTCAGTAAGTTCTAATTCAGCTTCCTTTATTGCCTCTTCTATCTCTTCAACTTCATCTTTAGTTAATTCATCCTTACTAGCTTCTAATTTATCCTTCATTATTTGAATAGTCTTTTTTTTAGCAAATTTATTATACTCATCTAATGTCATACCTTCTTTTTGCATATGCTTCCATTCTGGGAAACCATCAAGAGTTTCATTATACATTTTATTTCACCTTCTTATAAATTAATCCATAATCATTACATACTGCTGTAGCCACTTCATTCATGTACTTATCCCAAACCTCATAAATTTTCACATCATCATCTAATTCAGGATAATTTCGTGCTATTGTTCGCCTTATGTTTTCATATTTATTGTAGAATAGATATCCTTTTACACTTGAACTCTTGCAAGTGCCTCTTTGTATTATATACTTACTTCCATCTTCACATTCAAGTGTCATTGCATTAATAGATTTATATGTTATTATTTTCTCAATATCATCTCTAGAAAATGTTGTCTTGCCAGGATGATTGTGTACGAATATTATATCATTAGCATCTGACTCTTTCAATATTCTTACAGTCTCTTTTGACAATTTGACATTTTCTTCTTCTCCAACCTGCTCAATGCATATCTTATTTCCACCTAGTTCTAATAAACTAAGTTTTTCTTTTCCCTGTTCAATCATAAATTTATTAAGATTTGTATGAATTTCGTTTAATTTATTTGAACTTTCTTTTGATATCTCTATATAATTATCCCATTTTATATTTGACTCTACTTTTTCATAATTTGAAGATCTAATTTCTTTACCATTACTTTTTATAATGCTATTATTTTCTTTCCAATCTTCATAGCTTTGCCAATTAACATTTTTCTTAGCTTCATTATCAAGTCGCATCTTAGGATGCCAATCTTTATCCGTTAATGATATATAAACGCATCTGCAAAATGGATGCCGTGGTATTTGTACAGGCTTCTTATCAATATCGAATACTTTAGTATCATATTTAGCACACCTTGAACACACTTTTCCATCAAGAGTCGCCATATACATAATTTTCTTTATTCCATGCTCATGCTGCCATACATCATTGGCACCCTCCTGCACTCTACATATATTGTCCTGAACTAATCTTTTGGTTTCATGTGCATTAATATCATACTTATCTATAATTTTTTGCTCAATTTGATTTACATTTGTTTCTCCCTTGAGAAACTTCTCTACTTCTACTTGTAATACATTGCACATTTGATTTTTATTATCATACAATCTATCTGACCATAACTTATCATCAACCTTAGTACTAATTATTTTCTCTAATACTTCATCACTTAGTTGAGTAATTTTGAACTCTGCCCCTAGACTATATAAATAGTTGTTAGTATTAAATTTTTCCTTACCAACACTAGTTAAAATGCCTTTAGTTAAACTTGTTTCAACATCAAGCTCTGATTTGATATTAGCAACAATTAAATCACTTAATTCCGAATATATCTTTTTCTTATCAGCTGCATTTATCTTTAAAATATTATCAGCAATATTATAAGATAATAATATCTTTGCAATTTTACTCAGCAAATCTTCCCTGTTTGTTATTTGACAGTTAAAAGCTTCTTTTAACTTTTCCTCACTCTGATCATAAATCTCTTTTGTAAACTCTAAAGTTTTATCACTAAAAAATTGTTGCTCTGGAGTAAGTTTATTCTTATCCATTATTGCCAACTACCTTATCCAAACTTGTCTTTGGCCAATCTTCTTGTTTCTCTTTTTTAACTTTTTCAGCTTCTGCCACCTTATTGTGTATAAAACTAAACAGTCCTCTACCAGTATCCTTAGACACATAACCTTCTGGGAGCTGGCTTAACATTTGAGCTGTTGTCAAATCATCTTGAGGAATATTAGGAGTGTATAGAGCTTTAATGTCCTTATAATCATAATTTTTACTTTTCTTTAGATTTAAATACATACATAGGAACTTTAATCTATTTTTGATTATATTTTTATGCGCTTTTTCTTCTAGCTCACATTTGTTCTCTAATGCAATCAACCTACTTCTTAAAGCAATTCCACTAAGATTTGATTGCATTTTCTCGTTATGATTTATATGACATGCTAGTTGATACATTGTATCAACCTGCCTATCAAGTGTGTTTTGGATGAAAGTATCATTAATATTTTTGACAAGCCATTGAATAACACTATTTTTATCCTTAGTATTTAGTACACCCAACTTTTTCATATTAGGAATTTGCTTTTCATCAACTTGACATCCCATGAAGACTAGATAAGCATTTCTAAAGTCACTTATTTCATTACTTATATCGCTAAAGTTAGTTTCAAATGCATCTTGCAATCCTTTTATATCTTTATATAAGCTATCATGGTATTCCTCCAATGTTAATTTACCAACACTTACTGGAACTTCTCCAAATATATTTTCTGTTGGCACCATAATCTCATTGAAATGCCTATCATAATGATAAATAAATTCATCTGTATAAACATCAACATAAGTATTTATTGTATCAAAATCATTTTTAAATGCATGAATAAAAAATAAAACCTTGCCTGAAGCATTATCAACATACGCATAACCTTCAGTAGGTTTTATAATCTTGCTGCAAAAATCTGCATTGCTATCCAAATAATATATTTCATACACTTTAGTAAATATAATTAAGTACTTCATAAGATCAGTATCGTGAAGTTCATCCCAGTGAGCTGTATAGTATTCAATATCCTTAATTACATCAGAGTTATCATTTCTAGATTCATAGGTTATCGGATTTCCAACAGTATAAGATACCTCTTCTTTAATAAATTTTTTGATAAAATTAGTATTAATCTTGAGATTGGACCTTTCCGTTACAAATAAATACTTTTTCATTGCATCAGTATCACCTTTATAATAGCTATACATCTTATTGTAAATTTGTTTATACGTATAATAGGTCCCATAAATTTTCTTAACCAATGATAAATGATCTGGAATATTTAAATCTAGAATTACTTGTTTTGTAACTAATTGCCTTATTAAATTACTAAAATTCAAATTTATCACCTCCTATAGACCAAATGCTTTTCTGTCTAATATTTGAATTGTACTAATAACCTCAATCTGGTCAATTCTTTGAATAAACTCAGACATTACGTCGGCAGCATCATCATGCACAGTAAACTTTTGTCCTGCAAATTCCATTACTTGATCTGTAAATTCTTCATCTTCTTTAGCAAAAACAATTTCTCCCTTGTTTACATATGGTATTGCTGTTGAGATCTTATCATCCTTATTTTTCTTTTGCTGTTCATTTATAATTTCTATACCTCTATATTTTAAAATTGGATGTTCATTAATCAATTTTTCTAATGTAAAGGCATCTGCTCCATTGAATGTATTTTTCTCAATGGATACATGAGTTGCTTCAGGATACTCCAACAATAATTCGATCATATGTCCAACATACTTATCAAATTCTTTTCTTGCATTAATTTTAGCTAACTCAGCTTTTCTAGCATATTTATTACCATTAGTTGAACTAGAGCCAACCAAGAAAGCACTATAGTCATTCTTTTTGCCTCCACTTGAAGCCGGATCTGCTAAAATCATAGTTTTAATAAAGTCATGAGTTTCAATTTCTTCTCTATTTTCAGTTCTTATGTATTTGAACCATTTTTCTCCTATAGAATCAACGTCACCTTGAACCTCTTGCTTAAAACTATTAGGATTTTCATAATAGTCCATTGCTAGTTCTAAACAAGTCCAAAATTCTTCCCATAATATAGGGAACTGCATTTCTTCTTCATGTTCATAATAAAACTCTTTGGCATCTTCTTGCCTTGTATCATTTTTAAAGTCAAAAAGAATATCCTTAAACTCTTTCCATAAACCTGTAGTAAATAAATGATCTACACCATTTACCTTTTTACCATCCTCATCTATGAAATCATCAACTAATACACCTTTTTCCTTTTTAAATATCCATGTTGCAGATTTCATTAACCTGGAATAGAAACATTCTTTATGCTGCTGGGTTCCCCAAGCCATAAGGACGGTACCTTTTTTAACAACCTTACCATTTCTCTTTACTGGCCTTTGTTTTGCGAACTTAACATCATCAGAATACCTTTTCCACTTCTTTTCTCTAGCTTCTTCAGTTCTAACATCATCTTCTGATTGATAGTCATCAAGAATAATAAGATCTGGTCTAACATTCTTATATTTTCTACCTCTCATTGGCGAAGTAGATGAAATAGCTTCAACAAAAGTATGGTTTATAAACTCTAATTGAGTTGCATTACAAATAAAGTTTCTGTTCTTATCATCAAGTAGCTTGCCAAAAGCATTTTCAATATACTCATTTTCAATCATGTTATCCTTGATATCTTTGATAAACTTTTCAGCAGTACTTCCGATATCAGAACAAATAAGTACATAAGTTTTATGTTTATAAGCCACACTCCAACATGTAGGTCCCAAAGTACCAAATGCAGATTTACCAGTACCTCTAGGAAGGACTCGTCCAAGTTGTTCCGGACCATTACCAATTATTGATTCTTGGATATCATGCCACAGCTCTTCATGAACTTTTGAAATTGGAGCTGCAGCATTATCTTCTTTAGGCAGGTATATATCCTGCAAAAAATAGTTACAAAAAAACTCTAAGGATATTTGACCAAGTTGCCATGCTAATCCATGGAACCCAAACAAATTCTTAGAGTTTTCAATCATTCTGTTTTCAGTTAGTTCATCAGCTTTGCCTTCTGGAATACCTATATCAGTATAAGATTTTTTAAGATAGTGATAAAGCAGCCATTTGTTTCTTGCTTCATCACTAGGGAAATTCAAATGGTATTAACATACTTTATCACCCTCTCTATTTGAATTTTAAATTTAGGCATAATAAAGAACTCTATTTCTAGTACTCTATTAATTCATTGCAGCTATACATGCCTTACATTTTTGATTATCGCATTCTCTTTTGATTTCTGTTTGACACATATAACATAAGAATTCTAGTGGAGAAATGTCAAATCTTTCTTGAAATTCATCTAATGTTGTATCCCTTAATTCATCAATGCTTTTTATTTTGCCACTGTCAATTAATTTTTGTATCTTATTTTTAACTTCATTTGCGTTCATCTTACGCTTCCTCCTTAGTAGTTTTGAATAATTCAATATTAACAATATTCATTATAAAAATAAAGTAATTTGTTATCTCACTTTAAATATGAATTATATAATAAAAATTTGAGCCTCGACTTTTTAAAAATATTACAAAAATTGTAGAACTGGGTGACGCCACTTTGAGCACTTCCCAAATTAGAAGGTACCCCCTCCCTTGAAATCAGCCATTTATGTGGTAAAATATAGTTATACCCCCACTAAATATACGGGAAATAATCTTGTAATATTTATACACAAATATATGTATAAAACAATTAATATGCATAATTTATTCATACTTTTTTATTCATTTCACTAATTTCAAAGTGTAAATTTATGCAAATCTACCCCAACACTAGTAATACACTCATTCCTTAACATTTCGTTATCTTTTAATTATTTCGCTAAATAAAAACTAAGCGAAATAACTTTGCATTAAATCAAATCTCACACTCTTTCATTTTGGGAAATAATTTATCTTACAACAGTTAAATTCTTTAAATCATTAAGCTCTGCTTGCAATGTATTCTTATCTGTATTCTCCTTGCCAGTAGAGTTAGTGTTATTATCCTCTTTAGCAGCACTTGGAGAGCCTAAGCCTTGGTCTATGATATACTTATTGGCATTAAACCTAACCCTTGGATCTGTACAATTATTGGCTATTTCTATCACATTATCAATGCAAGTACATACATTTTGTGTTATTTTGTTCTGTCCTATTTTTTTTAACTGTTGTCTGCGCTCTTCCACTTCAGCGATAACTTCTTTCTCTTTTAACCAAGCATAAATAGTTTGCCTTGATACATTTAACTTCTTAGCAATCTCAGTAATCTTAACGTTTGAGAGATACATTTCAATCATTTTATCCTTTTCAACATTAATAACACTCATACCAAATACACCTCCTAACTACTTTACACTATATCTTACACTTCTTAGCCTTACTGTTAAGTTTTATTTAATTTCTTGAGTACTATTTCATCTAAAAATATAACTTCTGTATGGCTTAATATTCTGTATTAAAATAGACACCTACAATTTAATATGTAAGTGCCCTTTTGTTTTATTTCTATGATACTATAATAACACATGTAAAAGCTTGATTTTAACAGAAAACCTTCTAAAAACCTTCTAAAAACCTTCAAAGCAAGTATTTTTTCATTTTATTAAGTGCATTATACTCTCTTTGTTTAAGTGCAGAATATGTTAAGTTATATTTCTCTTCTAATTTCCAATACTTTTCTTTTAGTATAATAGCCATTTGAATAATATCTCTTTCCTCGGCAGTTAATATGGTCATAGCATTATCTATTCTTTTCAGCTCTCTTCTCTTAGTTACCTGTTCCTTATATAAATTAGCTTTACGTTCCATCAGCCTTTCTGCTTGTTGTTCTACACTTGAAGTGATCTTATAAGTTTTACCTGTTCTTTCTTCTGTACCTTGTGCACTTATACCAAGTATTTCTTCTTCAATCTCTTGAACTTTAATATCAATCTCCTGAATATCTGCTAGTAGTTCATTATGTTTACGAATCCTATTTCTTACTCTGTAAGTTGCTTTATCCATATCTCAACTCCCAAATTCTAGATTGATTTATCTTTTTTTGTAAATTAACTATTATTAAAATGTCTCTTAAGCTTGAAAACAAGCCATTTAAAGCCATTTTTTAAGTATAAATTGATACCAAAACCATCCTCATATCACTGAAATAGCGACTTTACGAGTATTCTTGAGTAATTTTTGTTTAAAAATCTAGTTTGGGTTACTTTTTTGTGGTAACCTGTTCTAGCTTAGTGATATCAATATGTTACGGTACTTTTTTTGAGGTTACTTTTTTCAAAATATAATATGCGCATCTTTATATAAATGTATATATGTCTATATATATAATATATATTT